AAGCCAAGGGAACTTGCAGCGGCAGTTGGTGGTGGAACTGGTGGAACAGATGAACTCAAGAAGTTTCTCGAAGATCAAAAGGCGTCTATTGAGTTGTTGAAACTCGAAGGCCAACAAGCCTCAATGACTTCTTTGGATTACAAACTTTTAACTGATCAGCAAAAGTTCAAATCAGAACTTGATAAACTGTTGATCGGTAAATCAGGTGAAAAGGTTGATGCTTTCAGAGCAGAGGCAATGGCACTTCAAGAAACAAAAATTCAGCTTATGGAAGCCAATCAACTTTACAAGCAATCTATTGAAGGCGGATTCATGGAAGGGCTTGCCAAAATCCGTGAAAAAGCAATGGATGTTGGCGGTCAGATTTCCGATGCAATGCAGAACGCTTTCTCAGGAATGGAAGATGCACTTGTTAGCTTTGTAATGACAGGCAAGGCAGATTTCAAATCACTTGCTAACTCGATCATTTCCGATCTGATCCGAATCCAAATCCGCTCAATGCTTGGTGGAATGTTTGGTGGTGGCGGTGGGTTTAATTTTCTATCGTTATTAGGACTTGGTGGCGGGATTGGAAGCCATGCAACTATAGCTGGCGGTGCTACTGGCGGTCTTAGGGCCAATGGTGGCCCAGTCTCCGCTAATAGTCCTTACATCGTCGGAGAGAAAGGCCCAGAACTATTTATGCCCGGCAGCAGTGGCTCCATCGTTCCTAACAATGCTCTTGGTGGTAACTCAGGTGGCGTGACTATCAATCAGACAATCAATATCTCTACAGGCGTTCAGCAGACAGTTCGTGCTGAGATTCAGCAGTTGTTGCCGCAAATCTCGAATGCCGCTAAGAATGCAGTTTTGGATGCAAAACGTCGAGGCGGTTCGTTCGCAATGGCATTCGGAGGCTAACCAATGGCGATATCTTATCCTCTGACATTCCCATCAACAGGCATTGCTCAGATTACAATGACGGCTCGCAACTCGGTTGCAATAACCAGTTCACCGTTTACATATCGTCAGCAAATTCAGAAAAATGTCGGATCAAGATGGGAAGCAACGATTACTCTGCCGGCATTAGTCAGGGCAGATGCAGATGGTTGGATAGCCTTATTAATGTCTCTAGGCGGTCAGTACGGCACATTCACAATGGGTGATCCTGTGGCTGCTACGCCAAGAGGATCGGCCTCTACAACCCCCGGCACTCCTGTAGTGAACGGATCATCTCAATCTGGTGGCACGGTCGCTGTTGATGGATTGCCAGCAAGCGTGGCTAATTATTTACGAGCGGGTGATTACATTCAACTAGGGTCAGGTGCGACCTCAAAACTTTACAAAGTTCTGGAAGACGTTTCATCAAATGCAAGTGGCGAGGCAAACATTTCAATTTGGCCTGATCTAAGATCATCACCAACAGATGGTGATACGGTGGTTGTTCAAGATGCAGTTGGTGTTTTTAGATTGAGTTCACCAGAAACGTCATTCAACATTGATACTGCATCAATCTACGGCATTTCCTTTGCAGCAGTAGAGGCGTTATGACCAGACCTATTTCAACAGGGTTTGATAGCGTTCTTCAGGGAGATGTTGTCCGACCAATTATCCTTGTTGAAATGCTATTTGATTCTGGTGCTGTCAGGCTCTGGAACGGTCTTACTGATCTTGTTTATGATAGCGACACATACACTGGAGCAGGGACGCTATTAAGCGTTTCAACAGTTGAAGATACGTCTGACATATCTGCAAGAGGTATAACAATTTCGTTGTCTGGAATTTCAGCCTCGATTATGTCTTTGGCTCTTGATGAAAAATATCAAAATCGAACAGCTAATGTTTATTTTGGAATCATCGGAGTTCCTGATCTTTTGAAAACAGAGTCTGGGGATTATTTTGTTGATTTTGATTTGATAAATTTTGACGTTTCTTCCTCTGATCGTAATGAGTACATACCAATTTTCACTGGTTTGATGGATCAAATGACGATTGCTGATGCTGGGGATACTTTGAATATTGGCTTAACCGTTGAATCAAGAATGATTGATCTAGAGCGACCAAGAATTTGGCGGTACACATCCGAAGATCAAAAACGAGTTTACCCAAATGACAAAGGCTTTGATTACGTCAATGATCTACAAACAAAAACAATTTTGTGGGGACGTAAATAAACTTCCTAATTGGGAGACAAAACTAAATGATTATATCGACTCTTGCAGAGATCGTTCATTTCAATGGGGAAAGTTCGACTGCGTTCGTTTTGCTGATGGTTCTTTCGCTTCTCAATACGGCATGAATTTATTTCCTAATTTTGATTATGATGACTTTGATTCTTCATGCTCAGGAATGATGAAATTTTGCAAAACAATCAAGATTGAAAAGGCTGTCGATCAATATTTGACTCGGAAAGATATTCGATCTCTGCAACGAGGTGATCTAGCATTGTTCAATCCGAAATTTTCATTTGGAGGTCATAGCGTTGGAGGCTCTCTAGGTGTATGTTGCGGAAGTATGATTTCTGGTGTTGGAATGAACGGGTTAGAATTTATGCCAACGAGTGAAGCAATGATTGGCTGGAGCGTCTAATGCCACAACTTGTCATTGCCGCAATCCCATTAATTTTCGGCGTAGGTTCTACAGCAGCTATTTTTGCTAGTTCGTTTATCGGACAACTTGTTATCACGGCTGGTGTTGGCTTGGCGGCATCACTGCTTACGCCACAACCAAAAACACCTAAAAGCGGCCTAAGCGGTCGGGATGAAAACTTCCGTGATCCTCTTGCTGATCGCCCAACTGTTTACGGTAGTGTTATGGTTGGTGGGCCAATTATTTATGCTCAAACAACACCAAGTACAGGATCAACTAAGAACCGATATCTCCATATGATTGTGCCAGTTGCTGGGCATGAAATAACTGCGTTTGATGAAATTTATTTTGACGACGATCTACTGACTATCGATGGTTCAGGGGATGTTACTGCTCCGTCAAAATTTGTTGGCTCTGCAAGAATTTTAACACACCTTGGTTCTTCTTCTCAGACCGCTGATGCTACGTTGATTTCTGAATCTGAAGGACAATGGACAACCAATCACAAATTGAGTGGAGTTGCATACCTATATGTCCGATTGAAATTTGATCAAGACGCTTTTCCAAATGGTCGTCCAACTATCAAGGCAGTGATTCGAGGAAAGAAGATATATGATCCGAGAACAACAACAACAGCATATTCAAATAATGCTGCGTTGTGCGTATTGGATTACCTGAGAGATTCAACATTTGGTTTTGGTGCTGAGAATACCGAAATCAACATGGATTCGTTTATTGCAGCAGCGAATATCTGCGATGAAAATGTAACTCTTGCCAATACGGCAACTGAAAACCGTTATGAATTGAACGGCACAGTCCCATCGGCTTCAACTCTGCGACAAGCGTTGCAAGATATGCTGACGGCTTCTGGAGGCATTGTTTATTATTCTGCTGGTCGGTGGAATATAAAAGTTGCGGCTTATTCAACACCTACTGTGACCATTACAGATGATGATCTCAGAGGGCCAATATCGGTTACAACGAGGCATTCACGTCGAGACAATTTTAACACTGTAAAGGGTGTGTTTGTTTCACCAGATGATAAGTGGCAAGCGACAGATTATCCTGCTGTAATCGGATCTACATTCGTTACAGACGATAATGATATTTCAAGCACTTTTGATCTGACATTACCGTTTACAACATCATCATCAATGGCTCAACGGATAGCCAAGATCGCTTTATATAAACAGCGGCAACAGCAGACGATTGAATTGAAATGCTTATTGTCTGCTTTTAAAATTGAAGTTGGCGATGTAATTATGCTGACAAATACTCGATATGGATTCTCGTCAAAACCATTCGAGGTTGTGAATTATTCCTTAGCTGTTGAGGGAAGTTCTGATTCTCCGTCACTTGGTGTTGATCTTATACTGAGAGAGACCAGTTCTGCTGTTTACGATTGGAATGCTGAAGAACAAGCAATCGAACGTGATAACACGAATTTGCCTGATTATTCTGATGTGTCTGCACCGGGCATTACATTATCTGACGAACTGAGAACGGTGAACCAAGATGTTGTTACTGTCTTAATTGTTGATCTAGTTTCAACGGATCAGTTTGCATCTGATTTTGAAGTCCAATTTAAGAAGGCAACAGACACTAATTATACATCGGCTGGTCGTTCAACGAGCAATCGGTTCGAGATTTTAAAAGTTGAAGACGGAGTTTCATATAATGTTCAAGCAAGAGTCATTTCATCTTTAGGTGTTCGTTCACCTT